TAACAGCATCCACCACTTCCGGCCAATGCAGCGCTAACAGGCGGTTCTGGTGGTCAGTACCCACGGATACCATTGGGGATACAGATATCATAGACTCGGCAACGTTCTGTTTCACCGGTGAGTTCGGCGGGGGGAACTCCAAAGCCAATGGTCTTGGAAGTCCGACATTCACTATAGTAGGATTCACGCCAGCATCGTTTCCCATAGCAGCGAGCGACGGCAACACGAATGGCACGGCTGAGTATATCACTGCGATTTCCTACGCTGACATGCCGGCGAACAACGTGTCAAAATGCGTGGATTTTAACGCAGCTGGGTTAGCGGCTATCAGTAAAACGGGGAATACGTCGTTCACCGGATTGTTCGGGGACTGGGATCTTAATGGCAACATGGCGTCGTATACCTGGGCATCGGGGGCCACCACATATTATTATATCTGGGATTCCGGGCGGGCAGTATCTCCATCGTCTGTCGGATTTTATCCGAACCTTACCATCACCTACCATTCCCCCTCGTCAACCCCAACGTTCACGATGAACATAACCTCGCCAACAACTCCGAACAAAGCCATTTTGTTCTCAGGGTCATCGGAGGTATCTGCATCATCATGGGGCTGGAACTTTACTGATTACCGGAATGAAACTCATATAAGAACCCAGTTCGCAACCACGCAGAACCCGGTACATTATTTCGGTGCGGGAAACTTTAGCATCAACCTGACAACGGATAAGGGAGTATCTGGCGATTATTGGATGAACATCAGCGCCGGGGCGTATCGGCAGGGGTTGGAAACGGGGAATATTACAGGGTTCAGGTACTACCCAGCCGATCATATCTATAATACCAATATTGCCAGTCTCCCCGTCCACGTTAACAGTTCAATGTGGATCAATAATATGTCGATGATTGGTAGCCCCTCAACAGCATATATGTTTGTCAGGGCAACGACGGCGAGAAACAACTTCGTAGATTCTAACGTATCTTTATCAGCACCAATAAATAAATGGGGGTCAGTTGGCGTATCAAATGGCACTGTGTTCCCTATACCTGACTATGCCTACCAATCAAATGTTGGGTCGTCGTTGGATGATCACTGGATCCGGATGCTTGATATGGATCATAATTTCCGGTATAGTATTTATGACGGAAACGGTGCGGGGGAACAGAAATATAACCTACGTTTCCCTAACGGGACGTATCATTCCTATTCCACCGCATTTATTAATCTGGCTGATTACACAATCCCCGATGGGATCAGAGCAGATCCCCCGCCAATAAGATATGATGAGGCGGTTGCGGGGAATATTACACATATGGTAGGATTTGCCGTTAATGCTACGGCATCCGACAGTGTTCTATCCCATGTTTGGCCAATAGGATTCACCACCGGAAATAACCAATCACCATATACCCCCCCAACCGGTGCTGTCATCAGATTAAAGCAAAATTTTTATGTTGGGAATTACACCACGGAACAACAGCATGTTCTGAACGGATTGAAAAACTATGGGGCGATAATCTGTGATAATACCGGATCATCGAATACTGGAAATTGGTTTGGGGGGCAGATCGCAGAAGAAAGTCCATACTGGGATGATTGCATCTGGGGGTACTCAGATTCATATGCCGGGAAAAAATGTTCTGTCAATGATATGGTGGAGAACGATCACGTCCATGCCGAGGACTTTGAGTTTGTTAACGTATCTTCCCTGATGATAAGTTCAGATTCGGGGCAGGTTGTATCAACCGGCGGGAGCGGATCGACACTATCCGATCTCCTGCGAAGATGGTATCTTCTGATATTCCGCCCACGAATGCACCTCACAGGTTACGTTGGGGGCATACCGTGGTGAGAGCAGAAGAGTTGGCCTGGCTGCTTGAAGGGAGCGAGGTATCAAATTGATACCCGACACTATCAAAATCAGCGGATTTACCATTCACATAAAATACACTAACCTGATCCGGTGCGGAGGGCCCTGCTGATGTCAAAGAAACAGGTAAAAATCAACGGGCACTGGTACCGCATCAAATACAAGGAAAACCTTGCACGGAACCACGATGCTGCAGGAATGAGCTGCGCAAACGCCCTTGTTATCCTTCTGGACCCAAGCGGGAAGAAAAGCCATATTGATGAGGTGTTCTGGCACGAAGTCATCGAGCAGATCAACTACATCCATGAACTTGCCCTCCCGCACGACACTATTACCACGCTCGGCAGCTGTCTCCAGCAGGTCCTGACCGATAACCCGGACGTTGTTAAGGAGTTCTCCTGAAAATGAACGAACCTGACTGTTACCAAAGCAAATGCGGCGGATGTAAATGTCGCAATTGTGCCAAGTTCGACGACTGTGATAGTGATAAGAAAAAATGTAGCTGGTGCAGCAAACGGGGGATGATCGGTGTCCCGGAGATCGGATGGGTGACGCTCAGCGTAGAAGGCCCGAAACGGATCACCGTAGACACCAGCGGGATTGCCAGTGTCGTGAAGCCATGCAAAGTTGTCGGGAGGGACGCCCGGTCATGACCGCCCGGAAAAAGTTGGAAATTTCCAACAAACGGCCAAAATCTGAACCCAATGGTCAAAACGAGATCATAATCCCGGAGCTGGAAGAAGCTATGGCTACGTTTGTCCCTAGAGCCTCGTGGACGGAACGGGAAGAAGCGATCCTTCGGAGATATTGGGGGAAAGTCCCTGTTCGGATGCTGGAGACCACGCTGAAACATAGCCTGCCGTCCATAAGAACCAAAGTCCAGAACATGGGTCTTCGGAAGGAGGGGTAAGTCCATGAACTATCTCGCAGCCCAACTGTGTTTCGGGTTCCCGTATGCCAAAGATACCCCGCGATATCGCTGGAACTTCCTGTTCTATCACATGTTTGAGGAAAGCAACCGGCTCTATCACCGGATGGGGTTGATATGATATGCCTTATGTGGATGTGCAGCACCCGGATCCCGATATGGGCGAGTTCACCCGGTGGTTCAACACCGACGACGAAGCCGAGGCATACATCCTGCACATGCGGAGGGACCGGGGATACCATGCCGAACGAAGACACGGGATGCCACCGGGACAGGTGCTCACACCGCGAACCGAACAGTTGCCCGCAATGTGCCAGACATGCCCGTATCATCCGGACAACGGAGGACTGAAAGCATGACGATCTTAACGGATATCGGGTTCCTGTTTGCGATACCGGCAACGGTGTTAGGGCTGGTCGGGGCATACTACACGTCCGCTGCGGATGTCAGGGACCGCCATTTCGGATTTAAATGCTGGGTGGTAAATTCACCCTGTCTTATTATCTCGCTGGCATGTTATGAAGCCTGGTCGCTGATACCGCTGAACGCCTGTTACCTTTACACAGCCTATCGCGGGTGGCAGAACACTAAGATCGATCCGGTGAACGGGGTGTCAGATTGAACCAATCGGAAAACGAAGCCCAAACTAACGAGATAATTGACAATTGTCAATCCTCATCCGGTACACCAACCGTAACAAAACCGTTAATTATGGTGTACCCGAAGGGGAATGATTGCCAGCCAAACCCGGCAGATTGTATGTACTGCCCGGATATCCGGGGATGCAAACGGAGGGAACATGGAATTTAAACGGGTAATGACCAGCGAATTAAAACCGGCTGAGTATAACCCCAGAAAGGATCTCAAACCGGACGATCCGGAATACAAGAGGATAAAACGGAGCATTGAAGAGTTCGGATACGTTGACCCGATCATCGTCAATACGGATAATACGGTTATCGGAGGGCATCAAAGATTAAAGGTGCTGAAAGAGATGGGCGAGGCGACCATAGATGTTGTCGTGGTGGATCTCCCGAAAGAGCAGGAGAAGGCGCTGAATGTCGCGTTAAATAAAATCACGGGCGATTGGGATTTCTCCCAGCTGTCAATAGTGCTGTCCGAACTGAAAGAAGCGGATTTCGATATTTCAATAACCGGATTCAGCGACGAGGAATTGAAGAAGATCGACGAGGATCTATTCGGCAAGAAGGTCACGCTCGACACCGAACCGCAGATATCAAGGGCAGAAGAGTTGCGGAAAGAGTGGGGTACTGAGCTGGGGCAGATGTGGCAATGCGGCGATCATCGGGTGATCTGCGGGGATTGCACCGACCCGGCGGTTGTCGGGAGATTGATGGGGGACGAGAAGGCGGACGAAATGGTCACCGATCCTCCCTATGGTGTCGAATACGATCCCGAGTGGCGAGCGAAAGCCGGCATAAATAAGAACAAAGGAAAGATGGGGGTCGTCCAGAACGACAACGTTGCCGATTGGTCGCCAGCATGGGCGCTTTTCACGGGTGATGTCGCATACGTTTGGCATGCGGGCAAGTTCGCCAGCGAAGTGCAGCAAAGCCTCGCGTCAGCGGGATTTGAAACCGTCGCTCATATCATGTGGAAAAAGGATCGGTTCGCTCTTTCACGCGGGGACTACCATTGGCAACACGAACCTTGCTGGTATGCGGTAAGGAAAGGGGCAAATCACCAGTGGGCGGGCGCTCGAGATCAATCTACCGTTTGGGATATTGCTCGAGCAGATGATTCGGGGCACGGTCATGGAACGCAGAAACCGCTCGAGTGTATGGTGCGACCAATCCAGAACCACACCTCTGCAACCGTTTATGATCCCTTCCTTGGCAGCGGCACCACCATGATCGCATGTGAGAATCTGGGAAGGCGTTGTCGAGGCGTGGAAATTGACCCGGGCTATGTAGCTGTCATACTCCAGCGGTATAAGGACACGTTCCCGGGCAATGAAATACGGTTAATTCAGGAAGGCGGGAAATGACCAAGAAGAAGCCCGTCGAGCAGCTCCAGAAGCGGGGACGCAAAAAGACCCCGATTGATTACGAAAAAGCGGAGAAATTGGCAATCATATTATGCACACAATCGGAAATAGCGGCAGTATTGGGCGTTTCGCTCGGATTGCTGGAACACGATCCCGAATTTCAGCGGATTCATAAAAAAGGGATGGAGTCCGGCCATGCCTCGCTCCGTCGGATGCAATACAAAGCAGCGGAAGCCGGCAACCCCACAATGCTGATCTGGTTAGGGAAACAGCACCTCGGCCAGCGGGACAGAATGGAGCAGGAAATCGGGGGAAAAGACGGCAAGCCCATAAAGATCGAGTGGGTTGAGGTTTGACGATGAACATGCCACGCATCAACCAGATTAAAACCTTTAATCGGTTCCTGCTCGGCAGTACGACTAGGGTAAACGTGCTCTATGGCGGGGCCGGGAGCGGCAAGTCGGTCAGCGTGGCGCAGCATATCCTTTCCAAATTCCTGATGGAGCAGGACAAGCGGACACTCATCACCCGCAAAACCCTCCCGTCGTTACGGATCACAGCATGGTATGAAGTCGTCCGGATGCTGCGGGATTGGGGGATACCTGTTGAAATCAACAAGTCCGAGTTCACCCTCCGATTCGGTGATAATGAGATTCTTGCCAAGAGCATGGACGACCCCGAGAAGATCAAAAGTGCAGAATTTAATTATATCTGGATAGAGGAAGCCACCGAATTAAGCGCCGAGGATTACCAACAGCTAGATCTCCGTCTCCGCAGAGTATCAAAAGACGGCAGGAAAAACCAGATGTTCCTGACGTTCAACCCGATAGATCAATTCCACTGGGCGATCACGGATTTAGTACAGGGCAACCGGCAGGACGTGGCAATTCATCACAGCACGTATAAAGATAATAAGTATTTGCCGAAAGAATACGGGGATCGGCTGGAACAGTTCGCGCAGCAGGACGAGAACTTTTACCGGATATATACCCTCGGGGAACCGGGCGTCCTCAAGAATATCATTTATACCAACTACGTCGTGGATCAGGAGTTCCCGGCAATTGATAAACGGTTTGATACCTGTTACGGTCTGGATTTCGGGTATAACAACCCCTCGGCGCTCGTGCAGGTCGCCATCCACGACCGGGTGCCGTATATCTCCGAGAAGATCTACCAGACCAACCTTACCAACGCCGACCTCATTGCCAAGCTGAATGCGCTGGACATCACCCCCGCAACCCCGATCTATTGCGATGCCGCCGAACCACAACGGATCGAGGAATTGAGGCGGGCGGGGTTCAACGCCCGGAACGCTGACAAGAGCGTGGCTGACGGTATTGACCATGTGAAACGGCACCGGCTACACATCAATCCAGAATCCGTGAACCTTATCGGCGAGATCCGGGGCTACTCGTACCGGGAGGATAAGGACAAGCGGGTATTGGAGGAGCCGGTCAAGTTCCGGGACCATTGTATGGACGCGATGCGGTATGCCATTCATACTCATCTGAAAGAATCCGGCGGCCACATCCGTGCCACGGGACGGACTATTGGAGCGAAGACATGAAACACCAAGGATTAATCAGGCGGGCGCTTTCCCTTTTGGAAGGCCCCACCGATCAGGCACAGACACGGGCGAAAGCCTGGAACACCGGCGCGGGGCTTGACCTCACGCAGGACCCGAACCGCACGTTCCAGCGACTGCGGGGGTTCCGCAACATCTACCTGCAGGGCGGGTATGTGGCGGAAGGCGTGGACCTGTTCCCGATCTATGCGTTCGGCGGCGGGTATGAACTGGTGGTTGATGAAGAGGTAGCCGCGAAGACGGGAACCGATGGAGAAGCAGAGAAACAAGCTGCCCGGGAGTTCATGGACCGCATTAACTTCTTTGATGTCCAGTGGCAGCTCTCGGTCGATGCCGAGGTGGTGCGTGACGGTGTGGCGGAGATCGTGTATGGCCGGGGGGAGCTCAGTGCCGTTCCGGTCAACATAATCCCCAGACCAGCAGAATGTTTTGAGTTCCGGACGAACATTACCGGAGCCATCATCTCATATGATCAGGTCACGGACAACCGGGGGAACACCATCCAGCGGATCCCGCTCGAGCCGTCCCAGGTCCTCCATTACCAGTACCTCAGCCGGTCGGATTCCCCGTATGGCATATCGCTGGTTGAACGCACCGTCCACGATATCATGCGGGATACCCGGGTGACAGAAGCCATCACCGCCGGAATTTGTTTACACGGCACCCCGAAATGGCATGTGAAAGCGAACAGCACCAAAGCCGACGCCACTCCACTGTCAGATACCGAATGGTCAGAACTTGAAGACCAGTTCAAGAACTTCAACGCTAAAGACCAGTTCGTCACGGAAGGTGATGTGGTGGTCCAGGCGCTCGATACTGCAGGAGTCCAGAACGTCCAGATGTATTCTGATGTTACCCTGGTCCGCGTGTGTGCGGGCATGGGCATCCCGGGTGAACTGCTCGGGGTCCGGCAGGGCACTACCGATGCCACGGCAGTCAGCAGGATAGGGGCGTTCCTCAAGAAAATCAAGATCATCCAGCGGGATATCGAGAGTCTGTGGAACCTCAACATTATCGACAAGGTGACAGGCAAACCCGGGCTCATCAAACTGAAACTGAACGACGCCAGCCCTGAAGATTTCGTCCAGATCGCCACCGCCATCGCCGCACTTCGCAGCGGCCAGAACCCCGAGAAGGTTGCGCCCTACCAGTGGTGCCGGGAACGGCTGAACATCCCGACCAACGAAGAGCTGGGAATTGAGGATACACCGGACACTCCACCCCAGCCGTTCGGGTTCAGCAGCCCATTCCAACAGCAGTCACAGGACCAGCAGAAGAGCGATGAGGAACAGGCCGCCATGAACGAGCTGGCAGCTGCGGCACATGAGCTGAGCGAGGCGGTGCGGGCGAAATGATCGAGTTGAAACATTGCCGAAAGCCGGATCGCGCCGGATGCCCTTTCTGTGCAGAGTTGAAAACGAACTCTGATCCCTATCAGAAATCTTATTTCTATTGTATGAAATGGCGGTACGTCCGGGGATCGGTGTTGATCTACGCCTGTGAAAAAGACGGGGAGGTCCATATCACCGAAGAGGAAAAAAATTCAGCGCCTCATATTCGAGAACCTAAAGTTATGTGGGAGGCGTTGTGGTTTAAAGAAGAATCTTTCTTTACCGTTCGGTACGGACACTTCGATGAAAAAGGGAATAAGGTGTATGATACTTGACGGTCCCCGAAGCTGCCGCCCGGTTCCATAAAGCGGCCATCGGCCTTCAGAAGATCCGGGAAAAGGATGCCATCGCGGCAAAGCACGAACCGGCCCTCCGGCATTTCTTCGAGGTGCAGTACGGAAAGGTGATGTTCCGGTTCCAGTTCATGCAAGAATATTTCCCGGTTCCCGAAACCCCCAGGCTGATGGAAGCCAAGAAGCCGATTAGCCCCGCAGCCCTAAAACGATGGGAGGATATCTGGCAGGATGTCGAGACCCAGACCACCCAGGACCTCCAGCGCATCATCACCTCTATTGAAGCGGAAGGCCTGCTGAAAGGTGGGGAACAGATGCGGAACCTCATCAACCCCGGTGGCAAGTTCTGGGATATCAAGAATCCCCGGGCCGTGGCATGGTTCCGGAAGAACGGAGGCAGCGTGGATTATATCAAAGGTATCCAGCAGACCACCGCGGACAGCCTGAAAGCGGTCGTCATCAACGCGCTCGAAACCGGACAGGGATACGGCAAGACCGCGCAGGAGATCCGCGACCTGTTTGATGAACCGATCAGCCGCAAACGGGCGCAACTCATCGCCACCAACGAAGCCGCTCAATCCTATGAAGCAGGAAACCGGGGTTTTGCCGATTCCCTGAAGGATGACGGCGTGGTGATGGAAAAGAGTTGGCAGAACAGCGGCGACGATCGGGTATCAGACGGCTGCCTTGAGAATACGGCAGACGGCTGGATCGGGATTGACGAAGAGCACAGCAGCGGCGACCAGAATCCCCCGAGGTTCCCGGGCTGCCGTTGTTGGGAGATTTACCGCGAGGCGAAAGCATGAGCAGCAAGAAACCACAGCAGAAAGGACAGCAGGGCCCGTCAGAAGAACAAACCCGGGAGGAACCGTACCGCCCGATGGCAACCCCGGAACCAACCGTCCAGGAACAGATCGACGCGCTCTCATTACGGGTGAAAGTGCTGGAAAAGAATTGTCAGGCAAGTCACGGGATGCGATGACGTTCAAACCCCCATTCCCTCCCGCTGCCGTCGAGTTCATCCGGTTTCACCAGGACGAGTGGCCGTCCGTGCTGGCGTATAAGATTGGTGTCCTGTTCGATTATACCTGCACGGACCAGATCGTGAGAAAAAAGATCAAGGAGATCCGGAAGGAGGTGGAGACCCTTGGTGCCATGCAAGCCAAAACGACCGCTAAATAATCCTTGACCCCAGCCTTTCCCCATATAAATATACTTTGCATCTCCCATCACCTATCATGGACGTTCAGACTAAAACCGTGACTATTTTGACAGGTGCAACAGGCCTGTCAGACGTTTTCGATATCGGCGACCACACGATAGGCGCATTTGTCATGCCCGAGACGTTCCTGGGGACATACATCACGTTCCAGGCCTCTGAACATGGCGGGACGTTCTATAACCTCTATGACGATGCCGGTACGATGGTTTCCGTCAAGGTAGCCGCCTCCAGAGTCGTGTCCCTTGACACGGTGGCCATGAAACTCGCCCCGCTCCAGCAGATCAAGATTCGCTCGTCTTCCGATTCATCCGGCACCGCACAGAACGAGGGCTCCACCCGGATCATAAAACTACTCTTAAAGTAGGGGGACGGTCCACCCCCTGATTTTCCCCATATAAATATACTTTTGGCTGTCCAATACTAGTATGCCAGAATTGGCTGTCAATTCTTCGCCCGATGCATTACTCGCCACCGGAGGCGCTGACCCGCAGCCTTCCGACATTGCCTTACACCGGGCGTTGCGTGTCCCGTTCAACAACCCCAACTTCTTCGAGCTGGAATCCGGCGATCTCCTGATCAGGGATGTGCCGCTCCTGGCTGAAGGAGAATGGACAGATTCAGCACAGAAGACACCGCTCTATTACCCCGCGAAGACTCTCGAAGCATACGCCGGCAACTGGATCCGGAAGACCGGATACAACCGCCACATGGCCGGCGTTCCCCGGGATGAATCCAACCGGGTGAGCGAAGCGATCAACCCGCATTTTGGTCATTTCACGGACGAGGAGGGCACCACTCACGCCGCTGTTCTCTCTGATCTTCTCGTCTATGGTTCCACCCCGAACGGCCGGGCAATGCAGGAACTAATCAAGCGGAAAAATATCCGGTATGTGTCCGTCGAACACGCGGGCGATGAAGTGGAGAATCCGCAGACCCGCCGTATGGAAGCCGCTAGCCTTGTTTTTGGAGGTTTTGCCTTCGTGAACAAGGGAGCCTGTAAAGTATGCAGGATAAACGAGGCGGCAGACGACCACATCCCAACCGAGCCGGTCACGCCGGCAGAGGATACTATGGCAGATACCAAAGAACTCGAAGCCGCAGTAGCGGCAGCGGTCGCCCCGCTCATGAAAGAGCTGGAAGCGATCAAGGCAACGCAGAAGGCCCCGGAGGCCCCGAAGATGGAGATCCCCAAGGAACTCTCGGCACTCCCGGAACAGCTTGTGACCATCAGCAAGCGCCTCGATGCGCTGGAAAAGGACGGAGCCCCCAAGACGGGCACTGAGACCAAAGAACTCGAAGCCCTGCCGGAATTCTACGTCCCCGTGGACCGGAAAAAGGGCACCATAGGAGAGTAACATGACAGCAACCACTTTCGTCGCATTCGACCCGAAGCCAGAACGGCCCACCGGACCGACCCGGACCTTCAAGGCCGGCGCTGCGATCCTCATGGGGCAGGTCGTGGCGTTCGCTGATACCGGTGTCAGCGGCACGGTTCACCCCGCGACTACCAGCACCGGCGCGGTTGTCGGGGTTGCCCTGAACTCGCAGGCAACCGTCGGCGGAGACGTGACCGTCGCAATGGACGGGTCTATCGTGACCGTCATGATGGCAGCCGACGACTCGGCCGTTGATGCAGGTCACTGGGTCATGGTCGGCGCTGTTGCCGGTACTGTGATCGAATACGACCCCGCAATCGGCGGCCATGCAGCAACCCAGGACGCTCAGTCTACCGCACCTGTCGGGAAGACTCTGGAGGACTCCAGTCTCGGCGCGGCAACCGTCGGATCAAAGGTCAAGATCATCATTCTGACCAGCCCGCAGCAGACCGCGAGCTCTTAAGGAGGGACAAAACCATGACACAACTCTTAATCAGGGCTCTTGAAGCGGCCCATGCCGGACCCTCTGAACAGAAGAGAATCCACAACGCGATCATCACCCGGGATCTCGCCGCGTTCGAGAAGTCGACCGGCACCCGGTACATGGTACAGGGCGAAGACGGCAAGATCAAGCCCGCCCGTGAACTGCTCCTTTCAGAAGCAGTCGAAAGCACCACGCTGATCCAGACGGAGATCAACCGCACCATTATGGACGGTGCACAGCCCGCCCGGTGTATGCGTGATGCAATCCCCATCATCCCGATGAAGTCCAACTCCATGCAGCTCCCTATCGGGGAGTCCGGCAGGTACGCGCCTTTCGTGAAGGAAGGATCGGAATATACTGTCAAGAACCAAACATATACCGCCCGGACCTGGACTGCAAAGAAGATCGGCGAGATCCCGCTCTGTACCAAGGAGATGGTAGACGATGCCCTCTTCGCGGTCGTTGAACAGGAGGTTGCCGCTGCCGGTGAGGCGTGTGAGAACACGCTCAACCAGTGGATGCTCCAGGTCCTGCTCGACAATGCAGGGAACGAGTACGATATCAACGCTGCCGTTGCCGCGCTTGGTGGCGCTGCCGCAATCCGTGAATGCAAGGCCCTCATCAAGGCCGATGGGTTCCAGGCAGACCGGTTCATCTACCACCCGCAGGTCGAGACCTATATCTTCAAGGACTACACCCCGATCG